CAGATTTTGTCAGTAATGGCTTTAAAGTAATAGTGTCCAATGCGAACCAAAATGCAAACGGTGGAACATACATTTATTGGGCATTTGCTGAACAGCCTTTTAAATATGCCAATGCAAGATAGGAGAAGAAAATGGTTTGGAAATATGGCACAAAAACATTATCAGCAGGACAAAGTTGGAAAACAGATGATGGTTTAACACAACCTCCTAACTGGATTATATGGGATGCAGATACAAAGGCAAAAATGGGTGTTGTCTGGTGGGAAGATGAGAAACCTTTTGATAGTACCTTTTATTGGGGTTGGTCATCTGATGGCAAAACTTTGATTGAAAAAAAAATAGCTGACGAAGATGCAAAAGATCATGCAGGAAATCTTTTAAAAGATGAAGACGGAAACCAAATTATCAATAAGGGATTGAAAAGCATTTGGGTGGAAAGGACAAAAGCTTCAGCAAACGGAAGACTACAATCAACTGATTGGTACGTCACAAGAAAATCAGAAGCGGATACAGCAATACCCAGTAACATAACGACATACAGAACGGCAGTTAGGACAGCATCAAAAACTATTGAAGATAAAATCAATGCTTGTTCTGATTTAGCGGCATTTAAAAAATTATTTGATAATCCAGTTGACGAAAAGGGAAATCCTACTGGTAAAGCTCCAATATATGATTTTCCAGATGAGGTGACAGAATGAGTGGTTTGAAAGTACATACTGCACCAAGCATTGAGCCAACAACAGATGCAGAAACTATTGCATACCTTAGAACGGACACAGGGGTAGATACCACACTTATTCAAAACCTTGTTATATCAGCAAGAGAATGGGTGGAGGAATATTTGAACAGAACACTGATTAACACTACTTATCAGTTATTTTTAGATTCTGTCAGTGAAACAGATGTGCCTCTGAAAGAAGGTTTTTATACAGGGTTTTTTCGTATGCCAAAAAACAATTTTATAGAACTCCCCAGACCGCCTACAAGTTCTGTAACCCATGTGAAATATTATGCAGATGATGATAGCGTTACAACTTGGGCTACATCTAACTATTATGTAGACAATATAAGACAACCTGCGAGGATAGTTTTAAGAGATGACGGCTCATGGCCTACAGACATAAGAAAAGCCAATGGCTTAGAAGTTCAGTATGTTTCTGGATATGGTACAAGTAGGTCAGATATACCAGAGCCAATTAGAATGGCGGTGTTGCAGTATGTGGCTCACCTTTATGAACACAGAGGCGATACAGAAGCAAAAACAGTAGAACCACCTGCTATGCTTAAATCTTTGCTACAACCTTACAAGATAGACAGGTATGGAGTCAGTATGTATGGGAGAACTTATTGATGCCTATTGGCAAAATGCGTCACAGTCTTACAATACAAGCCCAGAGCCGATCAAATGACAGTGCAGGGGGTGCAAGACGTACTTATAGCACTTTGGCTACTGTAATGGGCAGTATTGAGCCTGTAGGGGGAAATTTAAGGCTCTATGGCGATCAGATTGAAGGGGTCAGCACTCACAAGATTACAATACGCTATAGAAGTGATGTTACTACAAAACACAGAATAAATTATTCCGCAGACAGTAGAATATTTAAAATAAACAGAATACTTAACTTAGGCACAAGAGACAGATATTTAGAAATGCTTTGTGAAGAAGGTGTTGCGACCCCATGACAAGAGTATCCGTATCAATAAAGAGAAGAGAGACAAACTTCAACAAGGTCACAGATAGCTACAGAAAAAAAGCTATTCGTTTGATTGGTCAGGCAGGTAACATGGTCAGAAATACAGCCGTGACAAGTATCCAACAGGGTTCAAAGAATGGCAGGGTGTATCAAAAATATACACCAAGAAGAACACACACGGCATCAGCCGCAGGTCAACCGCCTGCAACAGATACAGGTTTTCTAGTGCAGAATATTAATTTAAAAATTGACGTAGACAGATTGGGTGCGAGTGTTGAAAGCAATGCAGATTACAGTGCGGCTTTAGAATTTGGTACGAGCAAGATGGCGGCAAGACCTTTCATGCAACCTGCGTTAGAAGAAAATAGACCAAAGATCAGACGTAAACTAAGTGAGTTAAGGTTATAATGGCACTATACAGTTTTGAATTACAGAAATCTTTATTCAGTCGCTTGAATGGTGGTAGTATTGTAGACGAAAATGACCAAGCTATAACAGGAGTTTTTGACGATGTGCCAGAAGGGACAGCGTATCCTTATGTGGTAATAGGTGAAGAAACAGCGACCAACATAGGCACAAAAGATAAGGATATGCATGAATACACACAAACCATTCATGTATGGTCACAATACAGGGGAATGAGGGACGTGAAAGAAATTATGGAACAAATATATACTTTGCTAAATGATTTTGCTATAAGTGTAAGTGGAGCTTCAGCAATTACACTGAGACATGAGTTTCAGACAGTATTGTTAGAAGATGATGGAATTACTCGACATGGTATCATGCGATTTCGTGTCGTTGTATCAGATAGCTAAAAAAGGAGAAAGATATGGCGGCACAATTAGGAAAAAGCCTATTATTAAAAATAAATGTCAGTGGGTCAATGACAACCGTTGGTGGTATGCGTTCAACATCAATGACCTTGAATGATGAGATGGTTGATATCACTAACAAAGATAGTGGTTCACAAAGAAATTTATTAGCGGCTGGCGGTGTGTCAAGTATGACTATAACTGCTTCAGGTGTGTTCACAGATACAGCCGCAGAAACACATCTTAGATCAAAGTTTGCAACATCAACATTCGAAAGCTACAATGTGATTGTTCCAGATTTAGGCACATATGCAGGAACATTTCAAATTACGTCACTAGAGTATGCAGGAGAATATAACGGAGAAGCAACTTATTCGGTTACTTTAGAGTCAGCAGGTTCAGTAACATTTAGTGCGGCATAGGTGATAAATGGCTTGGAATGAAGTAAAAATAAAAGTTGGTGATAAAGAGTTTCTTGCTTTTCAAAACACCAGTCGGGGTAATCTTTTTGAGATTCCATGCAAAATGAAGATGGAAGAACTCTCAGAGTTTCATCTTGGCAGAACAAAACATAAGGTTGTCAAGATTGAAGACTTTGCCCAAAGGGGTGAAGTGTATTTAGTAGAAACTAATAAAGGAGCAAAGAAAAATGACGAATCCGAAGAGGGGGGAACTGATGCTGAAGTTGGGTCAGAAGAACCTCAAAGCGAGAGTGACACTTGACACCATATACACTATGGAAACTGCATTGGATAAATCGATTATGCAAATTGCCCAAAGTTTATCAAATGGTCATTTGAAAGTTACTGAGCAGGTGGCAATTCTTTTACCTGTAATACGAGCAGGAGCAAATGATGTATCAGAAAAAGAAGTAGGTGAAATGGTATATCAGGCAGGAATAGCAGACACTCTAAAAGCTATAGGTGATGTTGTAACTGTTGTCATGTCAGCAGGACAAGCAGAGGGAAACGTAGAGGAGGCGGTGGAGTAAAAGTAGACAGATTCCCCTATGACGAATGGATTAAAACAGTGGTCGGAAAAATGGGTTTTACCCCAGATATATTTTGGCAAATGAGTTTTGAAGAATTATATTTGGCAGTAGAGGGATTTGCAGAGTTTCATTCGGGTGGTAAGCCGCCACCACTCACAAGGGATGAACTAGAAGAATTAATGGAGTTGTACCCAGACTAATGGCTACTGAAGTTGATAAACTACTGATACGGATTGAAGCTGATCTTTCTAGTGTGAGGCGGCAGTTAAACACGTTAGACAAACAGGTTCAGCAAAAAACTCGTTCTGTTTCAAATAACTTCAACAGAATTGCAAGCGTTGCAAAAATTGCTTTAGGTGCTGTTATTGTTGGTCAGGCGGCAAGGGCAGGTATGGCTCTTGTTAATATGGCATCAGACATTGAAGAGATGCAAGGCAAATCGTCAGTTGTTTTTGGTAGGTTTGCTGATGAAGTCAGAGCAGAACTTGAAAGGTTTGGTGAAGAGGTTGGCAGAAGTCGTTTTGAATTAGAAGCTATGGCGGCAAGCATACAGGATACGTTTGTTCCTATGGGTTTTGCTAGAGGTGAAGCGGCAAAACTATCAGTTGAATTGACAAAATTAGCTACAGATGTTGCGTCTTTCAACAACGCATCGGACACAGAAACTATGGCGGCATTTCAAAGTGCTTTAGTTGGAAACCATGAAACAGTCAGACGTTTTGGAGTGGTAATAACAGAAGCCACTTTAAAACAAGAATTACTCCGCATGGGAATTAAAAGAACTAATGAACAAGTAACTAATGCAGAAAAGGTACAAGCGAGACTTAATTTAATTATGGCAGGTACAACAGATGCACAGGGAGATGCGGCAAGAACAGCAGAAAGTTTTGCAAATCAATCAAGGGCTTTGGGTGCGGCATTACAAAATTTGGGAGCAGAAGTTATAACTCCTTTAATGCCTGTTATCACAGAGTTTGTGACGTTTTTGACAGACGCAATTAAGGGAATAGAAGCATTTTTATTTAAACAAGGAATATTAAGAAAAGATTTAGAAACTAACGCAGACTTTATGGCAGAAATTATAAAAGAAGAAATTAAACTCCGAAAAATGCGTATGGGTAGAGTTTTCATGGAGTCGGAAGCTGACAAAAAGGCGGCAGATTCGGCAATCAAAGACCAAGCGGCAATAGTTAGAAGTTTAAAACATACGTTAAAAACAAGACGTATGCTAGCAATAGAGTTACAAAGTGAATTTGAGGCAGACAGACTTTCTGAGGAACAAAAAATAAAGGAAGAGCAAGCAAGAGCAAGAGTAAATGAGGAAATAGATAAACAAATTAAGTTGCAAAATGATTTAAAAGAACAGTTAAATGGAACAACACAAGCAGAAATTAAAGGAATTGTAGAAACACAAAAACTTGCAGACACATTTCAAATATTGGGTGTTTCTGGTGATGAACTTAAAGAAAAACTTGCAGGATTAGTGGAGCAAAACGAAAAACTTAGAGGTGAGGTTGCTAAGGTTGGTAAGGAGGGGAAAAAAGCATTTGATATAATTGAACAAGGTGCAGTAGATGCAGGAGTGGGAATTTCAGATGCCCTTGCAGATATGTTAGTCGAAGGCAAATCAAACCTTTCAAGCCTTGCAGATGTATTTAAACAAACCATGAAACAGATTATAGCAAGTTTCATAAGAGCAAAATTGATTGTACCATTTTTGCAGAATATTGGTGTGCCTGTATCTGCTACATCTACAGGTGGCATACAGTTTAGTAATAAGGCAGGGGGTGGTGCAGTATCACAACCCACGATAGTAGGAGAAAGAGGTGCAGAGTTATTTATTCCGCACTCAGCAGGAGTTATAAAAAACAATATGGACACAAAGAATATGTTAGGTGGCAGTCCTGTAGTAGTAAATCAATCCATAAATGTTGATGCAGGGGTAGCACAAACAGTCAGGGCAGAAATCCTAACAATGATGCCAATGTTTAAGGAGCAAGCTATGTCAGCTGTTTTAGATGCAAGAAGACGAGGCGGTTCTTTTGCCGCTACATTTGGGGGGTAGTAATGTCAGCACTTACATTTCCTTTAACAATACCATCAACACCAAACTTTAGAACATCACGATTTGAATTACGCAGACAAATAGCAGTATCAGAAAGTCCTTATTCTGGTATTCAACAAACGTATGAATATGATTACGCTTTATGGGGTGCAACATTTTCATTACCACCAATGAGAAGGGAAACAGCAGGAGCATGGACAGCTTTTTTCTCAGCTTTACATGGCAGAAGGGGAACATTTACGTTAGGTGACCCAGATAGAATTATACCACTGGGTGCGGCTACAGGAACAATCACTTTATCATCAGGTGCATCTGTGGGTGATAATACACTGTCTCTTACAGTTGGGTCAGGACTGTCGGGTGTCACAGGTATATTTAAAGCAGGAGATTATATACAATTAGGAACAAGTGCCGCAGATTTTAAGCTACATATGGTTGTTGAAGATTGTGATGCCTCTGGTACGGCAGTCACAGCTAAAATAGAACCTGCGGTGAAAACTGCTGTTTCTACAGGGCAAGAAATAACTTACAATAACCCTAAAGCCCTTTGGCGAATGGATACAGATGATTTAGGTTGGGATGGAAACCATGTGTCTGTTTATGGAATATCGTTCAGTTGCACAGAGGCATTATAATAAAAGAGGTAAAACATGAAAGAAAATTGG